CTCATCGCCAATTTCTTTTAACCGGCGCACGCTATCGGCCTTGCTCATCTTGCCAAGCGCATTGCCCAAATTGTCGATTTTTTCTTCCACCTGCGGTGCAAGAATCCCCATCCGCTCCCATTCACCGCGGATTTTCTCCGAAGCCTGTTCCGCCTCTTGCGCCTTTCTGGAATAATACGACAAGGCCAGAACCATTGCCCCGCCAATTAGACTGGCCGCCCCTACAGCCATGCCACCCAGCCCGCCAAAGGCTGTCATCATGCCAGACAGGGATTGCGCCGCCCGCAAAGCCTTGACCAAACCACCAACCGCAACCGCCCCCTCCTTGGCCTTAGCTATCAGCCCTACAAGAGAGCGACCAATCAATTTGGTTGCCAACACACCCGCCAGCACAAGAGCCGCATCGCCGACCAATAATCTCAAGCCCCTTGGCTACCGTTGCCGATATGGCCGAGGCCTGATCCGCCGTACCAACATATTGTAGCAGGGCATTCTTTATCAGTTGAAACCCATCGCCAATCGTTGTTGGCATCGTCTCAAGCTCTTTGTTGAGCTTGTCAATCTGGCTGGTCATGCCAAACATTTCTTTGGTGGTAATCTTGCCCGCATTGCCCAATTCACGCAATTGATTGACACTCACCCCCATACTATCAGCCAAAGCTTCCGCCACCCGCCCGCCCATCTGGAGAACAGTATTCAGATTGGTGCCAGAAAGTTTGCCCAGTGCCATAGCCTTTGACAAAGCATTCATCACCGCCTTGGCGTGTTCTCCCTTGGCGCCGGAAATGACCAAAGCATTATTCAAAGCTTCCGTATAATCAAGCTGCTGCTGGGTATTATAGCCAAGCTCTTTCAAGGCGGTTGAATTGGCAATGAAGCTTTCGACCGTTGTCTCAAGGCTGGAATAGGAACGCCGCGCCACATCCCCCAGCCGCTCCATCGCCTCCGCCCCCGCATGGGTCGAACCCGCAGCCAGCGTTAGTCTGGCATTTAAATCACTCCATTGATCCGCCAGATTAGACAGTTCGCGCACGCCAAAAGCCGCCCCAATCGCCCCAAAGGCCGCTGTGGCACTTCGCGCCATGCGCTTGAAACTATCATCAACCGATTTCTCCGCCGCCCGCACGCGCCGAACCATGGCATTAAACTGCTTATTTGTAACGCCTTGCGCCTTTGCTAATTCTTTCTCAAAGTGCTTAATATCACCTTGTAGCCGCACCACAAGCGCGCCAACATCAATCCCTGCCATGATTAATCCTGTATTTTAGGCAATAAAAAACCCCCGTATCAAAGATACGAGGGCTAAGAGAAAAACATTTCAAAAACCTATTTATGCGACAATCTGCTCAACCATTTCAGGCATTTTGCCAATAACGCGAACATAGGCTACGGCAAAATCTGGGGCTGTGGTTCTAGCCTGTTCCCAATCGCGCAAAGTAGAGACCGGAACATGAAACCGTTTGGCAAAATCGGCTTGGCTTAAACCAAGAGAAGTTCTCGTCATTCGGATAAGGCGAGACCGTTGCGCCCTGTCCATGGCTGTGGGGGTTACATCAAAATCTTGCTCGTCATTTGGATCAGCCGGAATGATGATAGGCTCTTTCTTCATTTTTATTGCTCCTTCTAACCGATATAAAGCGCGGCTTCCCATCACGCCAAACAAAAACGGCTGTAAATGATTTACCGTCAACCAAACCAACAACTTTAAAACGCTCCTCCCCATCTATCTCCCTGATTGACGGGATGATGATGTGATTGTCGTCTTGAAAAAGATATTGACCAAAAACGAGGGACAATCCATGTTTTTTGCGATTGGCAGCATCTTTTGCGGGGTCAAATGTATTTTCCATGTCTCATGGATACTGAATTTCGGTATACTTGTCAAGAAGAAACACAATGAAATGAAAACTATTTTATTTCTTTCAACTATTTGCCAGAACCAGGGCGGTAACGGCGTCATATTCGGCCTGTCCTATGCTGGCGCCATTATCACCCGTCGAGTTGGCCTCAATATAGCCTTCCACGCAGGCAAAATACTGCCATACAGACATCTGGTCGATTTGCGCAGGGGTAAAGCCCATCACGACACCGGCTTTATAGAGTTCGCTAAAACGGATTTTGCCATTTTCGAGCGGCGGGGTTTCGTCTTGCCCGCCGCTTGCGGCTTTTTTCCTGTCTCTTCCTCCGGCGCACCAAACAAAGCCGCACCTAATACGCTCGCCGCCTTGAAGACATTCTCAACCAGCGGGCGTTCTTCGACATAATCGCGAATAAGCTTGAGGGCGGCTGACGGCTCCATGCCGCCGCCAATCAAGCCAAAGCGCAAAGTTTCGCGCACATCTTGCGTTTTAAATGTCTCGCTGGTGAGCCGTTGCAAAATCACATAAGGCCCCGCATCGCAAGCCTCTTGCAATTTCTGCAACTCACCCCAGCCAAGACGGAAGGGGTAAGTATTATCGCCAAAATCAAGTTCAGTAGAACCATTTCTATTCGCCATGGTCAAATTCCTTATGGGATTGGCGTAACAAGGCTGGTAATTTCACCGCTTGATTGCATCGAAACATTGACATCAGCTGTCTGCCCATTGGGCGCGGTAATCTCAAAGCTCTCTAAATGCATCTTGCCAGTATAAGTGATTTTCTTAGACGGAAAGATACATTCCACCTTTACATTGAGTGCCCCAGTGCTATTGAAAGCATTAATCCATGTCTCAATAGCACTTTCGGCCACAACACCTGTGCCGCTAACCGACATGGAAAGAGCAGAAACATCACGCTCCGTCCAATCAGGCGCATCTGGATCATCGCAATCAGGAAGCTGCATTTCATTTAAGCTTTTGGAAAAGGATAGAGAGCGCGAGGTAAAGCCGCAAGGCGCGGTATAAACAATCGGATCAGCATTATTGCCAAGATAAACTAATACCTTGCCGCCTTTAAGTACAGTTGGTTTCGCCATGGAAAATCTCCTTATTCTGGCTGGTTACATTTAAAAAGAAAAGGTTATGAGGGTTGAGCGTCATTCGCGCTCAATTGTGGCCGCAAATATCAAGGCCGCATGGGTTGTTGTGCCATCTGGGTCATAGAGTTCATGGGTGCGCTCATGGGTTATCGTCACCATAGCATGGCGCTCAAGCGTCAAATCTTTATCATGCAGGGCTTGCCGCACCGCCTCGGCAATCTCGCGTAACTCCCCAAAGCCCGCCTTACGCGACCAGCAATCAAGTTGAACGGTAATTTCAGCCAAATCAAGACAATCAGCCATGAAAGAGCGGCTTTCAATCGCCCCAAAGCTGATATAGGGAAATTCTGCTCCCTCCGGCACGCGGTCATAAATGCGCCCGCCAATCAAAGCCACAACATCCGCGTCTGCCTTTAAAGTCTGGACAATTGCCTTTTGCAGTTGGTTAATAGGGGATTTCATGACTTTGTTGCCGCTTTTTTGACCGCCGCCCGCACTGCCTTGCGTAAATCGGCCTTGACCTGGCGTTTCATGTCACGCCATGAGGAAAAAAAGAAAGGATGCGCTCGCACATGCACCGTGCCAAATTCAACATAACGGGCAAGCTGCTTTTCTTTCTCGCCTTTCTTGACCTGCGTGTCGCGATTACCGGCGTAAATGGTCAGCGTCAATTCATCGCCCATACCTATTTTGGCTTGCGCTATAGCCGTTTGGCCTTTGCCCAGCTTGCCCCATGTCCAGCCAATGTTTTTGCGCAATCTGCCTGTATCAGCCGGTACACGGCTCTTCATCTCGACAACAATCTTGGCGGCCTGTATACCCATTTCCTGTTTGACCGCGTCCTTAACCGGTTGCGGTATTTTCTTTAACCGCTGCTCCAGCTTGGCCAACCCGAGCAGTGTCACCCCTCTCGCCATTCTCGCCATTTTTTACTTGCCCTTTCATGACCTCGCCCTTGTTCGGCGTTTCAATTTTGACCGCCTTACCCGCCTTACCCGCCTTAATCGCATTCTCACCGCATCTATGGGTGACACTATAGGCCTCACCAGCACGGTATGATAAAATCACATTGAGACGGGGGTGATGGTCATAGTCACTTAAAAACTTTACCCACATGCGCTTGTCCTTCATTCTCTTAAATCCTCTTTTACCTTCCCTGTTCGCGGTTTCACCGCTCACCGCCATGTTTTTTACGTTCCCTGTCGCAGCTTCGCTCGCGACCGCCTCTTGATTATCCCGCCGCGCCGCCGCGTTCTAAACTCAAACGTAAAAGCCCGCGATTGCTGCCATCAGGGGCAATGGCGCGAATATTGTAAATATGTCCGCTCATTTTTTTTGTTGCCGTGTCATAGGTGGAGCGTCTCACATCGCGGCATATCCATGCCGTTGTTACCTGCTTTGATTTTGCATGGGCGCGAATGGTCAAAAAGGCCGGTTGCTTGCCAGTCAATCTTGCCGCAATCACCGCCTCATTACCCTCACGGTAACTCAAAGCCGCTCTTGTGGTAAAAACCTCGATAAAATCCTCCTCCACCGTTCCCATACCGTTATCAATCTGTTCACGGCGTAAAAAGGTGAACTGCTCAACAAATCTTCCCGCAGGCATCATCTCAACTCTTTAAATCGAAACCCGCCGGTAAGGGGAAAGCAACCGGTCAACCGCCATTGGCGTCTTCATCAAAACCCGCCCCGTCACCGCCTCACGGTTCTCATACCAATGTCCAGCCAACATCTTAATGGCTACCTTGATGGGTTCCGGCACATCCGCCCCACTATCGCCAAATCCGGCGGTAAAGGTCACTTCAATCGGAAGTCCGCGTTTTTTATCTAATACCGGCCGTTCAAAATCGGACGTCAAGCGCAGCCACGCCCCGCTTACCGTTTCAGCAAGCTCATAAGATTGTGCCGCCACAATTTGGCTAACGCCGTCCTCATCATAAAATGTAAGGCTTGCCGCCGACACATCGCCAAGGGGCAGGGCAATGATGCCAGCATAAGGCCAGCCCCTCATTGCAATCTGCCAATCCTGATTGATGATTGCCCGCCCCAAAATACCATGAAAACCGTCCAGATGCTGCACCGCCGCCTTGAGATAGCTTGTCAAAACCGCATCATCATCGGCAAAATCCACCCGTAACGCCGCCTTCAATTCATCCAGCGTTACCGGCAAATTTTTGGGCGCGCCTACAAGACGGGGCTTCATTTCTTACCCGTCTCTTGTTCAGGCTCATTTACCGGCTCTTGCTTAGATTCCTTAGGCTGCTTTGCCGCCTCTTGCCTGGACTGCTTGGTTGCTTCAACCGCGCCTAATTCCTGCGCCGCTTGAGCCAAATCATCAGGGCAATCATCGCCAACAGCAAAGTCTTGCGGGTATGGGTTGCCACCCGTTGCACCTTTAAAAGGTTTGATAAATTTCATTTCAAATTCTCCATAAAAAGAGAGCGGGCAATTATGCGCCCGCCCCGTTCAATTTTAAGCTTCCACACGATGGTAACGCAGGAACTCGGGGTTCCAAAGCCCACCACCCACGCGCTTTCTTGTATAGAACAGCACATAAGGTTTCTTGGTATAATCATCACGCAACACCTGCGTACCCACACGGTCAAAAATCTTATAACCCTGCTCCATATCGCCAAAAATAATGGGAACGGCATTTGCGGCAACATCAGGCATACCGTCCAATTCACGCACGGCAAAACCCAGCACTTGCGCCGGTTGCCCAGCTTGGAACGGTGGTTGCCACAAATAATTGCCGTCGCCATCCTTCATCTTGCGCAAAATCGCATGGGTGGCGCGGCTCATATAAAGGGAAGATTTGTTGGTAAGCCGCGCCGTTGGGACAGAATAAACAAGGTCAATCAACCCATCAGCCGTTAAGCTATTGGCATTACCTGATTTAACCTCTTCAATATGCCCCAACGGGTGTTTCTTAGGCGCAGCCGCCTCATCCGCGGCAGTATATTTCAACACACCTTTTGGCTTGTTGACACCATCACCAGATAAAAATGCAAGCCCCTCTTGTTGCGCAAATTCAAGCGCAACCTCGCCGGATAAATAGGCTGTGATATTAATCTCGCTATCTTCCAGAATATGCTGCGTTACCGCCGGATTGGCATAAACCTCACCGAAAGCATATTCATATTCTGCCAGTGTTGGCGTGTTGGTTTCAGACCTTGCATCCGTCTCACCCACCCAGCCAGAGCTTGCACCATGCAAATTATAAAGCCTCTTGAAGCCGCGTCCCTTAACCGTTTGTGAGGAAGCAAATTGACGCATCGGTACAACAGGAGCCAGCTGGTCGGTAATTGTCCTATCCCATTCAATAGGGGCGGTAAAACCACCATCAGAATCAGAACCAACCGACATCGCCGCCATCACACCGCCAGTTTGATAATGAGAACGCATAATATCTTTCTCACCCGCACCCGTGATAATGTAGCGGTTAAAATCAGCCTTAAAGACCTTCATCTCCGGCGTGTCATTGTCGTGTGTATCCGTGGGCGACATATCTTTTAAGGCCAGCTTTGCATTGATTTCATCAATGGCCTTTGTGTGCTCCCCAATAGAGGCATTGAGACGCTCAACATGCTCTTTATCCACGACATCTTTTAGCCCAGCATCAAGCTTTGCCCGCATTTCCTCAACAGCGCGTCCTACGCCGTCAATCAAACTATTTACATCTTTGGTCATTATGACCTCTCCTATTTTTTTAAATTTGTAAGGATTTGAGAAGCCTGTTCAGCCCCTCGGTTACATCGGCAGCGTCTTGCGTACCGCTTCCAGCAGCGTCTTGCGTACTGGGCGCGGCAGCGTCTTGCGTACCGCTTTTAAATTCGTTTAAAAGATCCCGCCTTGCCCCGCGTGCCATCCCTGCCTTAGCAAGGGCAGCAGCCATCCGGCGCAGTGCATGGGCTGCTTTGCTATTTGTCTGTTTGTCTGTATCTTGGTTGATGACATCGGCTGGCAAATAATCATCCGCCAAGCCGTTTTCTACTGCCTGTGTGCCACCAAACCACGTTTCAGCATCCATCCAGGCGGCCGCTTGTTCCTGCGAAATACCCGCCTTGTCCGCATAAAGCCCAGCCATCGCCGCATCAAAAGGTTCCATCATTTGCGCGGCTTCAATCAAATCATGGCGATTGCCTACTGCTGCGACCCAAGCATTATGCACCATCAAAAAGGCCGCCTTGCCTATCAACACCTCATCACCCGCCATGGCAATGATTGAGGCTGCACTGGCCGCCAAACCCAGCACCCGAACCGTTACCTTGGCTTCATGCGCCCGCAAAAGGTTATAAATGGCAAGTCCTTCAAAGAAATCACCACCGGGTGAATTAATATCAACCGTTACATCCCTATTGCCAATGGAGCGTAAAGCCGCCTCAATACGCTTGGCTGTCACACCGCCACCCGTCCAGTAATCCTCACCAATCACATCAAGAATGGAAATCGTATTATTATCGCTCTTGGCGGAAACAAGCGTATTGTTCCAACGTTCCAAAGCTAAAATATCCGGCTCAAACCCCGCGCTCAAAGCTTTAAATCGGCTGGCTTCAATCATCGGCAACTGTTTCAGGCTCATTATCCTTATCCTTATTCATTAAAGGGTTGGCGGCAATTTCCCGCTCGGGCAAATCCATCGTCTCGCGCACTTCCGCGTAATCCATCCAGGGCTGATGGCCGCCAGAGCCAAGGGCTTTGGCAAAAAATTCAGCCTGGTCTTTCATGCTCCCACGCAAAAGAGCACCGGCATTAAACTTGACTTCCAGCCTTTCGCGCTCAACCTCATTCATACAGGCGCGTTTGATGGCCTGTTCCCATGCTGAAAACCACGGATTGAGCGCATAGCGCACAAAAATCTGCCCCAATACATCAATGCCCGACCCCCAGCTTGTATCATCAAGGCCTAAAAATGGCCGTGGCACACCAAAAACGCGCCCTATCTCCTCAATCTGCAAAGCCCGTGCTTCCATCTGCTGGCTATCGCGTGCGCTAGAGGTGAATTGTTGCGCGTTCAGCCCCTCTTCACCAATCAGCCATTTGCCCGCATTGGCTGAACCCCTATATTCATCATTCATTGAGGCCTTCAGCCGCTCATGCGCCTCTGGTGAGAGTTTATCCGGATGGGTCAGCATGCCACCCATCAGCATGCCATTTTTGAAAAAATGCAATTGTGACCGCTCAAGCTCCATCGCTAATGAAATCGCCTTAGCCGCCCCTTTAACCATCGAGCTACCTGTCAACCCATCCGCGCTATCGGCATAAATATGCAGCATGTCTTGCGGCTTTATCACCTTCGCATTACCGCCCTCTTGGGCGTAATGATACTCAACCGCCCAATTAGCCTTTTGCTTGACTTCCACCTTTTGCGGGTCAAGCGGTATGAGTTTGATAATGCGCCCCATCGAGCGGATAACCAGCGCATAGGCATTGCCGTGCACCAACGCATTACGCTGCATAAAGGCACGAAAATTAAAAGCCGTCTGCCAATCATTGGGCATTGCGTGCAACAGCTTGAATAACGGATTCTCCCTTGCCTTTTCCTTCGTCTCCCCATCAATGATATGAAGCGGCAACATGGCAATGGCATAGGAAATCAGCGAGACACAACGAAAAACGGCCGTATTCTCCATCGCCTGTTCAACCGTGACCTTGGCATTACCACCGCGGGCAAAATCATTGAAATCATCGCCTTGCCCGAACATCCCGCCCCAACCTTGCGCCAATATGCCAAGTTTGGGCGCAGCAGCCGTTTTTTTGTCGCGCTTAAAAACATCAAATATCTTCATCAAACCACCAAAAGCCCGCGCGTTTCATAAACACTTGCCCCTTTAGCCTTTGGGGTGCGCATCATCATCGTCACCGCGTCAAACAGTGCCATGGCTGGGTCAATCTTGGCATCACCCGCCGTTTGCTTGGTCGCCCGAATGCTGGTCGCCGTACGCTCAATCTTCAAATTACCCACACACCACGCCATCATCGCGCTGCCATCATGCCACAATGTGCCATTGACCAGCCGCCGCTCCGCCGTATGAATTGAATTCATCATCCAGCCACCCTGCGGAACACCCGCCAATACCCCGTTGTCCTGCACTACGCCAATATCGGCCAAGGCCTCAATCATCTCACCCAAACCCGCCGGATCAACCCCCACATGCGCCAAAATGCCTCGTTCCTTGATGGTCGCAATAATCTCAATAATTGCGCTAATATCGGCCAATTTGTCATCAACAATCGTCAAATCCCCATCATGGGCAAAATCGCGTAACCGGCTGGCAATCGCCTTGCGCCGCTCTAAAACACTCTCATGCGCCCAAGCATGACACCAGGCCAGCCAATGCGTCTTTTCCTCGTCATTTTCTCTTGAACGCTCACGCCCCAACACACAAAGCCCGAACAAATCATCCAAACCGCCGCCATCAATACCCACAACAATCGTCTCGCTTCTCGCCAGTACAGTTTCCAATGTCAGGCTCTCATCAGCTTGAGCCGCCCAAAATTCCGCCCCCGCCCAACGGTTGGAACGCAAATTCTGCCCAATCTCAACATTCAAATGCTTGGCGTAAAATGTCCGCAAATCGCCTTCATCAGAAATGTCTGAAAGCTTGTTGGCAATCCATTCTTCAAAAACCGACCGCCCCATATTCGGATTGGTGATATAAAAATTCTCACGCTCCAAATAAGAACCATCATCAATCATCCGTTTTGGGAATTCATACAAAACCCCCATCCGTGTTTTGTTCTTAATCTTGCCATCACGCAAATCACGGTAAAACTGCAACTTATCCTTAAAGACACCTGCGGGCGGATCATCGGCTTGCGTGCTCAAATAAATAACGAAACCTTCAGGCCGTGAAATCAGCCCGCCCGTTGCCTCCTGCAACATCTGCGCCGCCCTCGGCTGCTTGCCAAAGCTCCAAAGCTCATCAATCAGCACAAAAGACGCTTTCTTG